TTCCACCTTGCAGAACTCACTTTACGCGCCAGTGAAGATAATATCTACGTCAAAGGACTCAAGCGGGAATGGCGCCCGTGGCTAGTAGATAAGCTTTGAATGCAACGTTCGATTCGTAGCCTGGCGCGCCTTATTTTAAATGAGAGAAGAGATGAATACATTTTATTATGACTGGAATTTTTTTCGAGCCCTGTCTCGTCTTAATAGCAGTTCTTTTCTGGCGTTGGATCTTAAAAACCGCTTTCCGTTTTCATTAATTGGGTACGTAAATTTTTTGCAATTAGGGCATTGTAATTTTAAAACAAAATTATCGTTGGAGATCCATAGATTAGGGTTTCCTTGGCAATCATTACAGACGGGTTCGTCGCTGTTTTTTTTAAAATACAAGCCTTATTCTTGTTTTGGATTTTTTAATGCTTCCATGTCGATAGAGACAGCTTTCAAGGCGAGATAGAGAAAGGACACAGCGAATATTAGGATTAAAATTATTGTTATTAGCAAGGGAAGCACCTCTAGTAGTTTTAATCGTGATATTTGTGGGAACAGAAATAGTAAGGTTGCAATAACTGCACCAGTTATCGTGACTGAGATAACTGATAAAAATGAATGTATGAGAACTGTAGATTTTATCAGTCTTGATATTTTTGTAAATACACTTTTCACGGCTTTAGCCTCCTATGTTGGTTTTTTGCGTGGTAACAACATTCTAGCATGGGTAGGCTAATTTAAATTTTGGCATGTAGCTCAGTCCAGTAAATAAAGAGGAGAGGTTAAGTGGCAGAAACTTTTAGAAAAGAACATAAGCAAATTTCAGAAGAGCAAAAAACATTAATTCATACTTTTAAAGACGTATGCGCTACTCTCGAAGCATTAATAAATGCCGAGATGGTTAAAAAAGGATTATCGCCAAAAACACGTTGTTACGCTCTGGCGATGACCAAGCTTGAAGAGTGCGCGATGTGGTTCACAAAAGGCGTTACTACGCCCAGCCAAAAAAACAATACGGCTGCCGATCAGGAATAAATCGTGAAAGCTAAATATAGTTTGATATCAAAAATAAAAGAGTTGTCTGAATTTAGAAAAATCAACAATCGTCCTGCTCAATTAATTCTTGCGCCTGCTGAATATTCAGCAGCTTTCTCTGCGTTAGTTCCATCGCTACAATGGGGCGAGAAACAAGTAGAAAAACCAGAATTCGTTTATAACGGATTACCTATCAAGAAAGAGGGTTTTAATGGCTAATCATTACATCCCTTTTTATGTTGGCGACTATCTTAGAGACACCCGAAGTCTTTCAACGCTAGAGCATGGCGCATACATGTTGCTTATCATGGAATACTGGTCAACTGGGGAGCCTTTAAAAAATTCTGAAAATTTTTTGAAAAAAATTACACAAACTTCAACATATCAGTGGAAAAATATTTCTAAAAATATTTTAAAATTTTTCACAGAAAAAGAAGGTTTGCTTTACCATCAAAGAATCGAGAAGGAACTAGAAGAATCAAGGGGTAGAAGTAAAAAAGCATCTGAAAAAGCAAGAAAGAGATGGAGTGCTGATGCAGATGCTGCAGCACATGCTAAAGAAAAGCAGCAGCAAAGCAACAGCAATGCTAACCATACCCATACCCAAGATAATAATAATTACTTCGTAGAGAGTAATAATAATAATTCTCCGCGCGCACGCGTTGATACTAACCCGCTTACTCAGGCTGGAGACATTCCCCTGGATAGTGATGCGATTGAAGACATTTCTCGCTCAAGCGATAACGACGTGAACTATGGCGCATGGAGAGTTAACGCAATGCGGGTGCTGGAAGCACATGACAACGCATTAGGGACAAAAACAAAACCGGAGAGAGATGTTTTAAAACCCATAACGAAACGCTTAAGGCTGTTAGCGAAAGAGGGCTTAGCCGCGCATGAGGGTATTTCACTTTGTGCTGAAATCGCAAAAGCGAAAGCGTGGCGAAAAGAAACATCGCCAAGGTTACAAACGAATCCATCGTTGATTTACGGGCATGATGCTGTATTCGCGGAAGCTCGTGCAGAGTTGAAAAACGGAAAGTTTGTTAAGCCCATCGAGAATCGGTTTGGAAAATTTAGCGATGCCCCAATACCGAGAAAGTCAGATGCAGAAAACGAAAAAGAGCGTAACGCGCTGATAGAAAAACATCGGCTACAAAAAGCGAAGACGCTGATTGCTGCTCGTGTAAAGTTTGCTCGTGATGAGTTTTCTAACTGGTTATCAACCGCAGATGGGGTATTTATCCGCAGTCAAGGGGGTATAGATAAATTTTATACCATGAGCGATGAAGAAATTTTAAAAAATTACAGATGAGGTAAAAAAATGCTAACGAGCGACAACATTAAAAAAATCCAGGAATCTAAAGCTATTCTTGGGGAAATTTTAGAGGTATTACGCGCCTCGCAAAACATCAAGTGCGACATGTTCGCAAAGCTGCAATTATCGACTGCCTGTGTCGCGTTAGATAATATTTTAAACGATTACGGAGTGATAAATAAAAATGAAACGTGAACCTGTGCGGCAAAAGTATTCCGGCAAAGCCAACACCTTACCGTGGGGAATGCGCTATTGTTCATCGAAGTGCACAACGATAAACATTCCGTGGTGATGAGACTCTTGCGCTTTGTATCATTTTTTAAAAAATTAATCAGGGGTTATTCGATGTTAGACGATAAAATATATTCACTGGATGAAATTAGTAGATTTCTTCAGGACAAACGGCTTTATCATGTTGAGCGTAAAACCGGCATTTGTTATCCTATCCTCATGCGGTTAAAAAAACGGAATCATAATAATTTTACGTTATCCACGTTAAAAGCCATCTCGGTTTACATGAGCATGGAAAGGGCGAGGCTTGAAAATGGTCAGTAAAAAAAAATCCCCACGTGGAACGAACTCACGTAGTGATAAAAATAATTTAGAAAAAGAAAAAAACTTGGGTGGTCGTCCCGAGAAAGAACTTGATATTAAAGCTCTTAAGGGGTTGTGTGAAATACAATGCACAGCAGAAGAATGTGCGGCAGCCCTTGATATGTCAACAGACACACTTAACCGACGGCTCAACGAAGAGGTCGGAATGGGTTTTGCGGAGTTTTTTAAGGTACATCGACAACCAGGCTTGAGTACTTTGAGACGTAAGCAATTCTTGAAGGCTACGAATGGCGATACAAAGATGTTAATTCATTTGGGTAAGAACTGGTTAGGGCAGTCGGATAAAGTTGATATGAGTAGCTCTGACGGCTCCATGACGTCTGTTCAGATCACGCGGGTGGTAATTGATGGCAGAGAGGTGATCGATGAAAAAGATTAGCTTTATTTTACTTGCATCGTTGCTGCTTTGTTCTTGTACTAACACGAAAAGCACAACTCGCATTTTATCGGAAAATGGTTATACGAATATAAAAACGACTGGCTATAGCTGGATGTCTTGCTCGCGTGGTGATTTTTACTCTACAGGGTTTAAGGCTGTTTCTCCTGCTGGCGTTATGGTTTCAGGCGCGGTATGCGAAGGGTTTATACTTAAAAATGCAACCATACGTTTTAATTAAGGGAAATCATGTTTAATTTATTTAAATTTCTTACTAGATCGGGTTACTGTTCAGAATGCGAAACATTGAAGCTTGAGATCCAGTCTCTAACTGCTGATATAGCGAGAATGTCTCGTACCTCTGAAAATCGTGCTGATGCTTTAAAGCGAAACCTGCTAAAAACTCGAGGAGAAAACAAAGCGCTTAAAAAGCAAATTCATGATGCGCTTGGAAAAAAGAAAAGGGCTTCAAAGCGAAAACCTGATTGGAGGGAATGAGTAATGACACGGGAAGAATTTAATAGTTTAAAAAAAGAGTATTTAATTTTAAATGCTTTTGGCGTGCATGATGTTGATTATACGCGATGGCTTGAGGATACGCTTTTAAGCCTTATTAATCGCGTTGAAGCTTTAGAGAAAAAGCTTAACTGCGATCATGCGTGGATGCTTACGCGTGATGAACATACCACTTATGCTAAAAGTGTTTGCATGAAATGCGGAAGGTCGCCTCAACCCGTCCGAGACCCAGGCGCGGCTCATGGCGATGTATGGACCACACAACCAGAAGAGCCGATCAAATGTTTAGTCGTTGATGGGTGCTCCTGTGGAATGATGGGCAGTTTATGCAATAAACATGAAGAAGAATATTTTAATAGTAGTTTTCCTCGGTTGTCTGATTTAGGAAGAAAAGAATACTGTGGTTGCGTGATTGGAGAAAGTTTTTGCCAAGAGCATATGCCATGCCAGCATCATGGGCTTTGTCATATAGCTAAATGCCCTTCGTGGGAGGCTGCTCAAAAAAGAATGAGTGAGGATAGCAATGAAGTTAAATAGAAACTTAGACGGCGAAATAGTGGCTATTGAAAATGAACCGACCTCGTGCTTATCAACATTCATGGGTAGATTATTCGGTCATAAGATTAAAACGATTACGCTTGAAATTAAACAGCAAGTGGCTGATAAAATTTCACAAACAAAATTTAAGCAAATAGTCGTCTGTGGTCGATGTGGGCTTGAATTTGATTAGCAATGAATCTAAACATTAAAACCCCTCGCTGGTCATTACCCTTACTGCAACCCGCTCGATACAAGGGCATTAAGGGTGGGCGAGGTTCGGGCAAGTCTCACTTTGTAGCCGAATCACGCATAGAAGATTTAATAATGAACCCCAATCATCGGGGTATTTGTATTCGTGAACATCAAAAATCACTTGCCCACTCATCCAAGCAATTACTTGAAGATAAAATAAAAGCTTTGGGCGTTCGTCATCTGTTTGAAACAACGAATACTGAAATTCGGCGCATTGGCTATGAAGGCTTGATTATTTTTCAGGGCATGAAGGATCATACGGCGGACTCCATCAAGTCTTTAGAAAACTTTGACTGGGCATGGGTAGAAGAAGCGCAAAGCTTATCACGCCGCTCACTTGATTTATTGATCCCAACGATCCGAAAGGACGGCTCAGAGTTATGGTTTACATGGAACCCGAACAAAGAAACCGATGCGGTGGACGATTTATTTAATAACGTTAAGCCAAAGGGCGCGGTGCTGGTGCATGTCAATTACAATGACAATCCGTTTTGCCCTCAAGTATTGATTGATGAAGCTAATGAGTGCGCCGCGCGTGACACTGAAAAGTATAATCACATTTGGAAAGGCGGTTATAACGTAAAATCTGATGAGAAAATATTCTCGGGCAAATGGAATATTGAAACGTTTGAAATTGATAAAAGTTTCGGATATCCGCTACATGGGCTAGACTTTGGATTCTCGCAAGACCCTACGGCAGCAAACCGATTATACGTAAAAGACGATACTTTATTTATCAGTCATGAGGCATCTGGGATAGGGCTTGATTTAGATAGAACCGCAGCGCATTTAAAGCGTACTATACCGGATATTCAAAAATATGTTATCTATGCTGACAATGCGCGACCGGAATCAATTAGTCATTTGAAACGCGATGGACTGCCTAGAATTCAAGCGTGCGACAAATGGAAAGGAAGTGTTGAGGATGGAATATCTCACATGAAATCGTATAAAAAAATTGTAATTCATCGGCGATGCGTAAATACCATCAATGAATTCAACGAATACAGCTACAAGGTTGACACTTATAGCGGTCAAATCACTACCGATATTGTCGATGCGTACAATCATCATATTGATGCAACAAGGTACGCGCTTTGCAAAATTATTCAACGAGGTCGAGGATACGACTACGCAAAGTTAGCAAGATAATAATTATATTTATCAATAGCGGAACTCTCTGCTTTCTCTATTTCAGCAAAAAAAATAATAGTGCATAATCGTTCTCATTTACCAATTGAGACGATATGGCTACTGCTAAAAAAACAAATCCACTACCGCGCAGAAATTTTAAAGGCATGCGATTCAATGATGGTCTTCAAAGTTTAACGAATACTCTTATCAATCGTCGAAACGTTCAAAACACAAGCGCATTTACTTCTCAGCAAATGTCATACTCTGAAATGCGCGCGCTTTATAAAGACGGGCTAGGTAGAAAGATTGTAGATATCAAAGCGGATTACGCATTACGAAATAGCATTGTGTTTAAACGTGATGAAGACGAAGTTCTGTATAAAAAATATTATGAAAAGTATGTGCGTGATGCATTAACTTATTCTATCGCATTTGGTCGCGGGGTTATTCTTATTGTTGAAATCGGTGTAGACCCCGCGTTACCACTGTCAGAAAATTTTGTAAACGAAAGAGAGTGGAAGCTTGAAGCATTTTCAGGCGACTTGGTGACAACGTATGGATACACGTACGACATCATGAGTCCGTTCTTTCTTAAGCCTGAGTACTATGTCATTGGTCTTGGTGGTAATCGTTTTCATCATAGCCGAGTAATTGATTTCACCTATATTGATCCACCTAAATTCGATCTGCCTCTTTATCAATTCGGCGGCATAAGTGAATTCCAATTCTTGCGCGATCAGATGATTGGTGATGCTGTCGTTCAACGAGCCTCCGCTTCTATTCTAGAAAAGAATGCCAGTTTTTTTTATAAAATCCTCGGATTTAAAGATGCTCTAGAAAATGACAATGTAGGGGGTGGTGGTTTTGATGAGCCTGGCGTAGTGAACTACGTTTCAACCTCTGAAAATTCTCGCAGCATTTACGGTGCGGGTATTATCGATATGGAAGACGACGTGATAAGTGTCACTCAATCGTTAACCGATTTGCCAGAAATAAATCGGATCAGTATTCAACGTTTAGCCATGTACGCAAAAATTCCCGTGGCGTTTCTCGTCGGTGAAGACGTTCAAGGATTAAACGCCAGCGGAAAAATAGAAAACACTCAGTTTGGCTACATGATCGCAAACATAAGAGATAAATATGCAGAGCCTGGCATTAATAAACTTTTCGCAAAAATTGGATTACATGAAGTCACCTTCAAAGAATCTGCTGATTTAACACCGGTCGAGCAAGCAGATTACGAAAGCAAGGTTATTGCTAATGCTAAATCGCTTTATGAGATGTCGGAAGATGGTGATAAATATCTTGAGGAAAAGGGGATCATAAAAAAGGAAACTTTATTATCTGGATTTAAAGCGCCTAAAACTGAAGAAGATGATGATCTTAAGGAAGAGCCAGATGTAGTAGAACCTGAGAAAGAACCTAGCGAGGGCGATGATGGCAACGAACAACGTGCTGATGCCAAGGTATCCTAAAGGTGTAGATCGGGATTTTCAGGAATTCGTTAGCTTGATGATCGAAAAGATCGCGGATAAGTTTAAGAAGCAAGCATTAGAATCATTGCACGTCTCTACCGTAGAAAAATTCGCTGATGCCCAGGTGGGGAATTACGCAAAAGTATTTACGTTGCTTGCGAAAAAAGTAGCAAGAAAAATTATTAAGCAGTACAGTAATGTTGCTATTGATGAATACTGCGCCAAAGTCTTAGGCAAGGCGAATAAATATAATCGCGACATGACATATGCCGGCATTGAAAAAGCAATTGGTATTAACATGAAGCAGTTGATCTTAAAAGAATCAATGAGCCCAACCATTAACGCGCTTATTCTTGAAACATCACAGTGGATTAAACGGCTACGTGATGAAACATTGCAGAATTTTACTGCAAACTCATTAAGGGCAATGTCGTTAGGCAACACCATTGACGGCGTGCTTAAAGAGTTTGACCTTGCGAAATCAAAGCAGAAAAATGCGGCGAAGTTTGTCGCAAGAAATCAAGTCGCCAACTTCAATGGAATATTAACAAAAATCCGCCATCAATCTGTTGGCATTGAAGAGGGTATCTGGATTACAGCGCATGACGAGCGGGTTCGCCCCTCTCACAAAGCGCGTGATGGGAAGAAATTTAAATTAAGTGAAGGTTTATATAGTTCGATTGATCAAAAGTATTTAATCCCTGGAACAGATTTTAATTGTCGTTGCATCTATAAAGCCATCATCAAAGAATTTGAAGGAATATAAAATGTGTGAAAAAAATTGCTCATCTTGTGAGCCGTGCAAAAATAAAAATAAAATAGAATTATCAAAAAACAAAATTAATTTCACAGATAGATTACTTTTACCCGAAGGTGAGAAAAAATTAATTTCTATCACGGATGGTGTGTTAGAGTACTACGGAATTGAGATAGGCGAACAACCTTACGCTAAAAAATTTAAGGTTATGCGCACTACGGAAGAAACTAAACGTGTCGCGCCTTTGCTTGTAGGTCTTCCAATTACGGATGATCACACTGACGGGGATATTAATCCTGATAATGTGATCGGGAAAATTGAAACCAGCAGTGTTATAGAGAAAATTGATCCTACTTTGTTTCGTACGGTAGCAGTAGAGAATCAAGCTTTTTTTGATAGCAATAGTTTATTAAGTGGAAATGAGCAATTTAGTCTTGGGTATAACGGTAAATTAATATCTGCTAACCAAGGCGATGCGTTTGATTTCTACCAAATAAATATTGAGCCGTATGAAGTGGCTCTTGTAGAAAAGGCGCGATGTGGCAATGAATGTAAATTTACCGATGGGGACAAAATGAAGAAAAAGCTTAGTGAAATTATTTTCAAAGATGCTGATGGTACTGTTAATTTGCAGGAAATTTCAGCACTGCTTGAAGACTTCCCAACTGCGCTTAGCACGATGGATGTTGAAGAAGTTAAAAAGATCGTGATCTTATTGAAAGAGGTTGTTCAAGAGGCTTCCGTTGCTCGCGAAAAAGAAGTTACTCGTGAAGCTGAAAAAGAAGGTGAGGTCGTCGAAAAAGAGAAGGTCGAAAAAGAATTATCGGATGAAGACCCTGAGTCTGATCCTGAACAGGCGAAAGACATTAAAGACGAAGATTTTGAAGCAGAGGCTGACGATAAAAAACTTAAAATGATGGATTCAAAAGTATTTAAAGATGCTGTCGCTAAAGTTGTTGCGGAGCAGGTAGCCGATACTTTGACGGTGATCACAAAAGCACGGAATTTCGTTGATAGCGCATACAGCTTTCAAAACAAAGACAAAAATCAAATCATGCGTGATGCACTAGCTTCTCAATATAAGATTAAATTTAGTGATGCTGAATTGCCAACTGCGTTTAAGATGCTGCAGAAAGTTAGCGTCAATGTTGACTTTAGTGATAAAGATCCAAGTGAAAAAGTATTTAAAGAATTAGAATCAAAGGAGATTTAATATGCCATTTGCTGAATTAGTCGAAACACAAATTTTACCCGTAGGTGAAGGTGAGCCTGGCGGTGGTGCAGCCATTGACCAGTCTACCATTTACTATGAAGATGGTTTAAATGTAGGTCGTTTTGCTCAACTTTTAACGATTGACGGAAACGAAACTCTGAGTAATTTAGATGGCACTTTAACACCGAAATTGGCGGGCGTGGTATCGCGAACTCCTGTGAATCCCGTTAGTTTTGGCTCAACAGTTGGTGAAGCATTTAACGGTGCATTCCGAACTGAACCAAATCAAACGTATCGCCGTCAAGGTCTTATCACGGTTCGTTTATTAACGGGCGCGCCAGAACCTACCGAATATGCCGCTGTTTATACATTGAACAGTCCAGACTTGGTAATTGGCTTGGAAAACGGAAATGTTACACCTGATGCTGCGGCTCCTAGCGTGGAAGCAACAACGGCCCAATTCATTCGCAAAGTCCAAGACGGCGTTTGGATGATCAACATTAAGTAATAGGCGGGAAAAAGTAAAATGAAAATTGGAAATGTTTATAACGTAGCTTCGATTAAAAATCTATCAAATCAAGTTGAAGGAATTAAAAAAGGTTCATTTAAGGATGCTGCCGCAGCGGGTATCATCTTGCCTCAGCAAATGACGGCGATTGACCCAACGCAGTATATGCAAAAGTATCCTGAATTAACGTTTGCGATGTCTAAAATGACAGTTGATAACACGGGTGGATGGGCTACAGTCGTTCAATCATTGCGCACAAAACCACAGGGTGATTTCGTTGATGCTTCGGATCGCGATGACACCGGCGGTATTATTTCATTGTCTGCTGCGCAAGATACTATTCGCGTTTATCGCAAAAAAGCTTCTATGCAATGGACGGATACCGAGGTGAAAGAGGCTGAATTAGCTGGTCGCAACTTGCTTGCTGAATTAATGCAAGCAACCAACCGCGCCTACTTAAATAAGCTCGATTACATCGGCTATTTGGGCAACAATGAAAATAAAGGTATTTTTAATAACCCTTACTTCACTGTTTCTGC